TTATGTATGATGCCACGGGATGGGCTCTCCATCCTCATCGTGGAAGACAACATCGCCATCGCTTTGCTGGCCTCGCGGCCATAAAGGCTTCAAGGATTTGTTACAGGCCTTTCTGATCTTTTCCAAGCGGCTCGAAAGCTCTTCTGCTCGAGCCTCAGCATTTATCAATCGATCGTAAAGATCCTCACGGCTCATCTCGTCTAACGGATTCATGATATAGCGCCTCTTGAGTTAAGAGATCGACAGATTATCTAAATTACGCTAACCGCCACAACTGGTGGGCCAACATGATCAGGATGGGCAGCAAGAGCCCAGGGCGTACCGAGTACCTGTGGCGACATCTGATCGAACGACGATCAATGCCGACGTGGATTAATAAGCGGTGATCAGGCCGGCCATTCAACAGCGTTGACGGCCTCAACGGTATCAGCCGCCAGGATCTCGTCTTCAAGCCGTTGGCGCTTACCTGTGACCGGAGCCACGGCGCTTCGGTAAAGCTTCACTTTTGCCATAACCTTCTGTACCAGTTCATCGAGACTGATGCCCCGCCCTTCGGCGATCCCCGAGAGAAGCGGCGTCGGCGATGAGTTATCCGTCTGATATGCCTCGGCCTCGGCTTTCTGTTCAGTCCATGTGTCGATCTCGAACTGCGGGTACTGCTGCCGGATCGACTGCACTGCGGCTTCGGCGGCTCGGTTGATTTCGGCGAGTTTACCCTGCTTGGTTTTCTCCAGCTTCTCTTCTGCGGTGGGTGCATTCTGCCAGTTGATCGTTGCCATCAGACCGTCACCTCGCGTTCCTGTTTCTCGTCCTCGGCCGCGTCAACCCCGTACCAGTGCAGCAGCGTGACTGTCAGATCACCATCGACACGCTCGGCAGCCACGACTGGGCAGATCGGGAGATAATCAGCAGTGATCGAATCAGCGCGACCATCCGGCATATTCTGGAAGTTAAAGGTTTCCTGATGGCCATTCATATGGGCGATGACCTTGTCATCGCCTAATTCGTATTCCGCTGAAAGATCACTACGCTGCGGTATGTAGATAATCTTCATTTCCAGTACCCCGTTGCAGTCATGGTTACTGTGATGGTGTCAGACGTTTCAGCATCACCCCCGGCATACCATATCCGCAACGAGGCCGTAGCTTCAGACAGGGAAGAGGTTAAAAAAATGCTGTTGTATGTGCTCAAGCCGGTGCCTGAGAACGGATCATTTACAGAGCCAGTAGGACTGATAAAGGAGTACGATAATGAAGGTGGGAGAGCGAACATTGCTGGAAAGCCCCAAAGTCCTCCGAACCTATAGCCGTCTAAGGCGGCGCATACGTATTTATCAATTGTGCAAATTAACGTCCTATCCGAAAATTTCGTATACCTACCATTTTGTGTTGTGCCGGTCTCAATAATATACGCCCCGTCAACTCGAGGCATTGCTCCAAAATTGGCAGCAGCGCCGCCGGACAGCTTCGGGTATCGACTGTCAGAATATGTTGCCGCTGACCCGAGTCCCAGCAACGTCCGAAAATCGGCATTACCGTTTGTCATGGCTTCAATAATGGCTGATACCAGCGCATTGCCATCACCCACCTTGGCATCGCTGAGTTGTGCCAGCTGAGCCAGAGCTCCCAACCCTAGTGCCGAGCGAACATCAGAAGCTTCCCCATTAATCGCATCAGTCAGCATACCCAGGCCAATCGTTTGCAGAAGCGTGGCCTGGTCACCCACCGGCGCCTCTGCCAGCGTGTCGATGGTTGAGAGCACACCGAGCGCCTGATTCTCGCCAATCTGAATAGTGCCAAGCTGGGCCTTTATAATGTCGCGGACCTTTTGCCAAGCCTCATTGAGCGTCGCCTGCAACTGCTGCTGATCGACGGTTGTGTCGTCTGCCATATTGTCTCCAGGCAATAAAAAACCCCGCTGAACGGCGAGGCTGGAAGTGAATACGGTGAGCCGCTCTACTGGATGAAATAAGGAATCTTGCCGAATACGATCAGATTGTAGGCGGTCTGTCCGCCGCCAAGGTTTGGCAGCGTGTCGTAGTTCGGCGTTGCACGACCGCCGCGGTCGTTGTAGCCGTTGAACTCGGAATGAAGATCCTGGTTAACGCCGTAGAAGAGTCCCAAGCGGTAATTGAAACGGTCGCCGTTCTTCTCGACTATGATCTTTCCCAGGGCGCCGAAATCCGGGCTGCGCAGCCACAGCATCTGATTCAGCGTCGATAGTAGCGGCCAAGAGTTGGAGTCAGGGGGTTCGACATCTTCGCCGTTGTTGTAAAAGCCGCCGTCATACCTGACTGTCGAGCCATCGTTATCACCCCAACGGCGGTAGCTGAATTGGCCCTGCAATGAGAACGGGAACTTTCTTGAATCAAATACCTGCTGGCCACCTTCATTCCTGATCAGCAGACCATAGTCGTCGCTGGATCGCACCTCACCATTCTGGCTGAAAACGGCATATTTGATACGTCCCTCAATCGACTCGACAAAGCCAAAGTTGCCGTAACCCGTGTATCGATTTGAAGCGCAAACCTTGAAACCCTGCCAGTTACCAGGACTTCCGACTACGTACCCGAATATCACGCAGCCCTTGACGCTGTACCCGCATATAAACGGTGGCTCATGAGTTGTAATCGTATTCTGGAAGTTGATCTGGTGTGCCCGATACCAGTACAGGGATTGCCCTGAATCTCCATCACGATAGCTGGTGAATGTCACGTCCCCCGTTTCATGCAGAAAGCAGCACGGATTGCTACCGTCGATCAGTACATCGCCTGACGCGTTTTCGAATAGTGCTCCATAGGTCGCCATGAAATCACCTGAACAGAATGACGGTTACATAGATTTGGGAACGCTCCTGCTCATCAACACGGAAGTGATAATGACCCTCGAAATCGTACTCCCACCTCAATGTGTCGCCGTCAATGTGGAATTTCTGCATTAGGAACGGGGGCTGGCTCTGCCCCCATTTGCCTGCCGAGGCTTTGGTTCCGCCGTAACCGGACACGATGAAGAAACCGTTCTGCCCGAGCCCGGGTATGTGCCTGCTCCCGTTTGGCGTATCCACCAGAAAATAATCGACCACACGCACCATGTTCTCGGTCGAGTCGAACCAGGGGTTGCCGTCCTCTCCGAAAACCTGCAGCCCGTAATCCGCCATCAGAGCCTCCCCAGCTTGATGCGAGTAGTGCCGGAAGAGTCCTGAACTGTCATGGTTTCGCCATTCCAGCGCATACCGCCCCCGTCAGAGCTGGTCGAGTTGAATTCGTAGGAGCCGTCTTCTCGAAGGGCGAATGAGGGACGCCCGTTGTAGCCATCCACGGTCGAGATAAGTTTGGCGGCCTGGATCTCATCAGTTCTGAGGAACTTGGTCTTGATGTACCCGTCTTCGATCAGGGTCTCCCCGGTGTCGGTGACGATCTTGCCGACGTTGAGTTGACCGATAAGAGACTCAGGCATCACGACGCGACCATCCTCTACCACGAACGCCAGCACGTGCTCGCCACTCACTTCGTTGTAGATGTAGAAGCGGTCAGCCACGGCGCCGATCTCGGCTATCTCGCCGTCAGAGCGCATGCCCAGCACCGCCTTCCGGCCATCGACATCGACAGTGCGAATCGCGGCAGCAGTGAAACCGTCAGTTTCCGGGTCATAGATGGTGTAGAGATCGTCCTCGACCTGTGCCTGGCCCGTCTGCAGCGTCGTGACCTGCTGGGCGAGATTTGCCCGCACCACCTGCTCGACCCGCAGCGTCGAAGCGCTCGACTCTCCTGCGGCCTTGAGCAGCAGCATCTTGAGCGCCTGCTCGTCGTTGCCCTGCTGCAGCTCGCTGATGGCCTGCCCGTTGCTCTCAAGCTGCTGCCGGTAGCCGTCGAGATCGGCATCGACCTGCTCAAGCACACCCGGAGAAACGCCCTCGACGATGGACTGATAGAGCCGGTCCTTGCTCTCTATATCTCCTTCCAAGGCATTTATAATATCCGAGAAATCGGCCTTCGTTTCGGCCTGCACCGGGTACCAGTCACTGACGCCATAGGCGTTGTAGCCACGCACGTAATACTGATAGACCGTGCCGGAGTTGAGGCCGGAATCAACCAGTGTCGTTGACGTGCCGAGAAATGTGGCATTGCCCTCGATCTGCTCGTCATCCAGCGCCGTCAGTGATCGGTAGAACTGATAAAGCTGCTGCGTGCGAGTTCTACTGGTCGGTAACAGCGTCAGAGAGAATGTGCCTCGCTGAACGTCAACGCTGTCCGGTGGCGCCGGCATTAGCATCGAGGCGATCGTTGTGACTCGCACGGACCATGGCGAACGCCGACCGGTGCTACTGATCGACGCGACCCGGAACTGCCATTCACCGGAAGAAACGTCACGCACATCGACACTGGTCCGTGTCGTGGTGCCGAGATCCTGCCAGACCACATCATTGGGGCCCATTGTCTGAGCCACATATGACTGCACGCGCGGATCATCAGCAGGCGTCCATGACACAATCAGTGCCTGGTGGCTATTGCCACCGGCGAGATAAGTATAAGTCTCAACCGTGATATTCAGCGGCGCGACAATTGGGCCTGTCGGCAGCAGCGTGGTTGGGCTGTCCGGCACCTGCAGGTTCTGCTCAACGCGGGCGTACTTGTTGGGATCGTGCTCAAGTGCCGTAACGGTGAACCGCTTGCCGGTATCCTTCTCGGCTATAGAGACGATGCGGAATTTGCGCGGACCAACGCTGTCGCTGGAGATCATCCAGACAGCATTGGCAACCGGCACTGCGCTGAGAGAGCTATCAAGCGTGACCCGATTGCCAACGATGCTGCTGATCCCCTTACGCTCGCGAGACCCGTTGGGCAGCATGACGGTGACGGCGCGATTGTCACCGAGATCGGCATCCGGAGCCCGGTCGAGCATCAGCTCGGTAGTCGTTGACTCACCGGTCAACCGGCCGTGCAGTCGGGCGCCCTGATAGCTCGGGTCGTTGATGTCGATGATCTGACCCGGCTCAAGCCCGTAGACATTGAGCCCCACATCAAACTCGATGGTGTCGCGTTCATTGCGCTCACTGTACAGCGTCCACAGGCCAAGACGGCGTGCCTGACCGCGACTGGTGCATCCGAAAGCAGTGATGTCGGTCTGTACCCAGCCGTATTTCTGGATAGCATCGGCATCCTCGACGACCTCGACTGCCTGCCGGTAGTTATCCTCCGGGTCATTCCAGGTGACCAGCGCGACGCTGTGCCGGGTTCGCAGACGCGACTGTGTGTACTTGAACTCGCCATCTGCAATATCGGACGGGCCGAAATGACGTGAAGCGTCCTGCGGGGCATCCTGTACCGGCTGTATAGCGTCGCCGCTCCAGTAAAGCATCCCCCGGAATGCAGAGGCGAGCGTATTCAGCACTTCATACGCTTCGCGGCGACTGTTGATAACAGTGTTCATGGTAAAGCGCGGTTCGTCCGCACCGTAACCATTGGGCACCAGCTCGTCGCAGTACTGCGCGATCTGGTACAGGCTCCACTTGTCCACGTTCTGCAGACCGGCGCCATACCGGTTATTGGTAGCGATGTCGTAAAATATCCACGCCGGGTTATTGGTCCACGCCTTCTTGAATTGGCCGGACCAGATGCCGCTGTACTCACGTGTTTCCGGGTCATAATTGTCCGGCACGGACACGATCAGTCCGCGGATCTGATAGGCCCGATTCGGGATACTGGAGCCAAACTGTTTGGCATCGACCTTGAGCGCGATATAGGCACTATCCGGATAGATGAACTTGCCGTCGATGATGGTGGTGTAATAGAACCAGTACGTGGCGTCCTGAATGGTCGAGTCATCGTCATGATCGTCAGTCAGGCGGCGCAACCGAATATCCCACGGCCCATTACCGGGCAATTCGATGCGGTGAGACTCCGGGTACTGGCTGGTCGTCTTTCCATCGATGGTAATGGTCTTGCGCTGCGACCAGTCGCCGCCATCGGCACGCACGTCCACTGCCATCTCGACAGTCGATCCATGCAAATCGCCGTCATCGGCATCCTGCTGCGTCAGACGCTGCACGCCGACCGTTACACGAACGGCATCGGCATCCAGATTGGTCACCGATCGGACCAGCGGACTACCCTTCGTCAACTCGGTAGAAACATCGGTCTGGTTCTCGACGCTTGAGAATCCATTCACGATGTCCTGATCCGGCGTGCCCTCACGGAACTCCCATTCGATGCCGTCGAAGTTGTACGTGCCGTCATCGGCCATCAACGGTGTCTCGTCGATGAATATCGACTGCTCGCCATTGACAAGACCTTCGATGGGACCCTCGCACATCAGATCAATGATGCGCGCGACGGTATTGGCCTGCAGCGTGTTGGGATCTTCCTGGGCAACGCGGCCACCACCGCCGCCGCCCTTGCCGCCTTTCTGACCGACAATCTCGACCATGCCTGCCTCACATCTTCTCTGCGGTCAGGCTCGCGGAAATCACCACTGAGCCCGTTTTGATCTCGCCCACGACAATGGGGACCGGGAGACCCTGAGCGCTGTTGTTCACCGGGCCATCAAAAAGGAAAGATGGGCGCTCCTCGACATCGGCCTTGTCGCCGTAATCGCCGGTCTGCGGGGTCTTGGTAAGCGCCTGGGATATGCCGGTCAGTGCCAGTGACGCGCCCATGGTTGCGATCGTGGCACCGGAGAGCAGCGTCGATCCGCCAATAGCCAGCCCGGCCGGCCCCAGTGCAAACGATGCGCCGATCAGCGCCGCGCCGGCGATGGCCTTTCCTGCGCCATCCCCCGCACCCTGAATAGCGGGCAGGATATGCATTTCTCGCTGCCTGCCGAACCCGACCTGCACGGTTTGCTCGTCCAGCGTTTCGCCGTCATCAAGAGATCCCATAACAACTTGCCATTCCGCTTCGCCAATGGCATCGCTGAACCCTTTGATCTGGCAGGAAAGCGCTCTTACAGCCTCGGCCGGATCACGGACATCCAACGAAAAAGGACCGCCGAAGCGGTCCTGCAGGGAGCCATGCAGATGCACATCCTTCATGTCATCTCCCGGTGTCGGTAGTAGTGAGTGATGTATGACTGCCAGCGATGAATCGGCGTGCGATGACTGGTGCGGGTATGGTCAACCGGGCGCCGGGCAGTAACGTGGTGCATGATCAGGTCACCGCCCATGTAGATCGCGCCATGACTGGGCACCTTCGAATTAATCTGCATCCAGAGCATATCGCCCGGGCGCACATCGCCTGCCTCGATCTGCTCGAAGCCGGCCTGTTCGACCCCATCGCGGTAAAGATCCTGCCCGTTGCGCCACCACTCCCAGCTGCGGGGAAAATCCGGCAACTCGATACCCTGCTCCAGCCAGTAGTAGTCGCGGATCAGCGAATAGCAATCGGTGACGCCATGCACAAAACCCCGCCCGATCAGCGGCTGACGCTCGACCTGATCGCCGAACCACGTGATCTCGGTGGCGTTGACGCCATCGGTGGCAATGACTCCCCAGGGCACGCCCATTGCCATCTGAGAGCGCATATCGCCCTCTGACGGGCACTGCGGATAGTCGGGATGGCTATGCACCACAGCCAGCAATCCGCGCCTGTGAGCCGCTGCCATTTGCCTTTTTGATACACGAAATGTACTTGTCGGGTCATCGGCACAGTTATTGACCTGCCTGCATTCACCATCAGCCAGAATCAAAAAAGCCGCCTCGTTGGGGTAGGCGGCTATGGATGCGTCGCGGATCTGATCGCAGTGCTGAGAGAACATCAGTGCCTATCCTCACCCGATCTATTCATCGCGTCCAGTTTTTGGTGATGAGCACCGTACAATGGCCCCTTCCTGATGCTTTCGGAAACCTTCCTGTTCATATCCTGCAAGCGATGTGGGCTGGAAACATTACGTGCGGGTGCGCGGTCTTCCCATGGTTTGATAGACATCGATCTTACCTCATGTGGTTGACGTTCTTGCGAGCCCGGGGAATCCCCGAAAGGGCAGCCGGCCATTTTCGCCGAATCGTTTTTTGCAGCCGTGGTTCAGGTCTTTCGGGCACACGTCCTCGGCTGGGTCTCCGACTTCATTGCCCTGAAGGTCGTAGTAACGGTCGCCAGCGTAGGGGCACGTGACACCCTCGTAGACGAATTTCTCACCGTCCCAGTACCTATAGGTATGCGTACAGGTGTCGCGAATGCACTGTCGGAACGGCACCTGCCGACCCTGCTGATCAAGCGCCATTGTCAGCTCGAACTTGATATGCGTCCGGCTCTGCTCTTTCTTGCGCTCGATTCGATAGGTCTGCGAAGGAAAAGTCTGTAGCGGGTCGGGATCACTACCATCATCAAGGCATTTGCGGAATGTCTTGATGCGGGTAACCTGCGCCCCTTCCAGATCGTCGGCGCCGATGATCAGCGACATCCAGTCCCGATCGAGTGCCGTTACCTTGAGCTCCGGTCGCGGCTGCTTTCCCTGAGTCGTCCATTCAAAGCCCGTAGCCTCAACAGGGATGGGTTGATAAGTGTAGCCATTGAACTGAAGCGGGTTCCCGTCCTCGTCCGTTTCGTTGGTGAACCTCAGAGTGCCACCATTCCAGCGTGAGGCGTCCAGCTCGAACAACTGAACCACGTGATCGGTTGATAGCAGTTGCGATTCACGGGCAATGATCTCGCTCACACGAAAACCTCCCGGAATGTTGCCGTCAGCTGGTAAAGGCCGAAGTCGGTATAGGTGTATTTCGGGTCCTTGCACTTGACCGTTACTGTCCTGTCGTCATCAGGAATCGACCACTGAAACGGCTCGCTTCCCCTTTTCGAAACCAGAAACGAGTACAGCTCGTCGAACTCTTCGCGGCGCAGCAGGTTCCACGTCAGGGACCACTGATCCCGGATCGAGTTGATGCCGGCCGGCGACGACTGCTCAAAGCCGTCGCCGAACGAAACGGTATCGACACTGAACTCGGGATCATTGGCCAATCCGTATGACGGGTTGCGCCCCACATCCGGTAGCATATCCATCAGCTGAGCAAACCTCCGTTTTCCTTCTCATCCAGCAGCCACTGCTGAAACTGAGCTTTCATCTCGTCAGTGGATTGCTGCGCCTGGCGGCGCACGTCTGAGTCATTGGCGCCCGGCTGATACTGCATCTGGATGGTCGGGCTGAAGTTGAACTCCGTTTTACCCCCGCTGCCGGACGATGCCGGGCCACCGGAATCGAAGCTCTTTCCCTGACCGCTGTTGATGGCGTCCAGTACCGGCCTGTGACGTTTTGTGGCGGCAGCATTGACCACGTACTCACCATCGGACAGGCGAGCGGGGATGGAATCGCTTGTGCTGGTGCCCGGCCCGCTGACAGGACCGCCCGAGGCCAGACCGATGGCGCTGGTAAAATCGCCTCCGGCATAACTACTCGCTCCGGTTGCTGCACTGAAGCCGATCGAAGACAGCAACGATGATTCGGCCTGACGGATGCCGATCTTTGCAAAGTCCTGCGCCACGCTTTGCAGAAAGCCGCCAAGATCGGCCTCGGCGCCCGTCAGGAACTTGGCAAGCTCGTCGTTGGCGCTACTGAAGGCGTTACCAAACGCCGATTCGAACTGACCTGCAACGTTCTGGGATTGGCGCAGGAAGTCGTCCAGCGCAGAATTGAATCCGTTCTGCCAGTCGCCACGAGCAGCATCCATCTGGTCATACATGTCTCGCCTGATGGAGACCGCCTCTTTCGAGTACTCCTTCAGCAGGGCCAGCTGCTGATCCTTCTGCTCCTCACTGATGTCGCCCTGGCTGAACTGGCTGACCACATCGCTCTGCCTGTCCAGATATTGCTGGCGAATCTTCTGAATATCCTGAGCACGCTGAAGCTGGTCATCCCCCATGCCGACGCCAGCGATTTCCATCGAGTATGCACGACGACGTTCGTTGAGCAGCGCCTCCTGCTGCTGCCTGAGTGCGGCAATGCGGTTACGACCACCCTCCTCGGCAGAATCCTGCGCCAAGCGCATGGCATTGGCACCAATGGCTGCAGAGCGCTCCAGCTCGGGGTTGATGCGGAAAGCGCCGCTCTGATTGATCGAGTCCAGCCGGTCGTAGTAGTCGGCAAGCGCTCTGCCGGCCTCGTTGTAATCGCCGAACAAACCCTGCACGGCACGACGGCTCTGCTCGACCTGCTGACGAAACTCGCGCTGCGCCTGCTCAGCCCTTTGCTGAGCCTCCGTGTTTTCCCTAAGGCTGGAAATCTGTTGATTCCGTGCCCGGATGGAATCCTGTATTTCCGATCGGCGCTCTGGGTCATCAGTTGAGGCAAGCTCTTCCTGAAGCTGATTACGCTCCTTGAGCTGTTGATTGATCTGGTACTGGGTCGTATGCCGTGCGTCGATCAGATCATTGATGCGCTGGTCGTGCTCAATCTGACGGTTCTGTTCTTTCTGATATTCGCGAGAAGCCGGAGCGAAGGCGCTGATAGCTGCAGCCATATCCTCGTAAAACTGGATCTCACGCTCTGCTTCGCCCCTGCGGTTGGGCGCAGTCGGTGTATTTACACCTAAATTGGTATTCCTGATGCCGGAAGCGCCAAGCTCATCCCTTAGTTGCTGAATATAGCCTTCGAGATTGGGGCCACGACCAATGGATTGCATTTCATCGATCGCTTCCCGGGTGACGTTCTTTACTGCATTCCACGCCTTTTCAATGTCACCCAGATTCTGCGTAACAGCTCGAGATCGATTCCTCATCGCTTCCGAGTACGCATCCATGGCTCGCTCGGTAGCCTCGGTCTGATTCCCCTCCCGTTGCAGAGCATTGATCTGCTCATACATGTCAGCCGTCAGGAAGTTGTACTGCTCATTCAGGCTCTGAATCGATTTGACGGGATCGTCGGATAGATCAGAGAAATCCGAGATGGTGTCTTCGATGGAACGCCCGATTGTTTGCCTTAACGTGATCGCTGTTGCAGCAACATTGGATATTTGGCTCTCTGCGAACTCGCCAGACCTGACAACCTGATCAAGCGCATCAGCGGCCTCATGCGTGGTTGCTCCAGCGATGCCATCCAGTGACTCAGCAAACTGTGAAAGCTGCTGCGAAGTAGTTCCCGCGATATTGCCGGTTAGCGACAGCGATTCCTGAAATCGACGTGATTCTCCCGCGCCACTCTCATATGCCGCATAAAGACCCACGAGTGCGCCTGCCAGAACTGTCACTGGATTGACCAGCCTCAGAATGTATCTGGCGCTCTCCCTGAATGCAGGACCAATGCCACCAAAAACGTCCTTCAGCTGTCCGCCCTGCTGCAGAAGCACCTGAATGGGCGGCTGTCCTGCAGCGAGCGACGTAAAGATGTCGGTAAACTGCATGGGCAGTTGGCGCTGCGCCATCTGCAACTGTTTGGCAGACAACCCGGCTGCATTGTATTTCTGGGCAAGGTTGTCTGCCTGGCTGGCAGTGTTGTTGACGCTCTGGAATACACCCTTCTGCCCTTGTGCCAGTTTTTGCTGCGCCTGATCCATCCGCTGAGCCGAGCCGCGCGCAGAATCGAGCTGGCCACCCAGCTGAGAAGCAGCCTGACCCTCCTGCCGAAACTGCTGGGTAACGCTGTTGGCAGAGCTGGTGACTCGAACGCCGGCGTTCTCTACAGCCTGAAGGGCGCGACGCAGATCCTGAGCCTGCTGCTCAGCGCTTCTGGATTCGATCACGATGCTGAGGCGCGACTCGGCCATATCAAACTCCTCGACACAAAAAAGCCCGGCGTATGACCGGGCTGCTTTCAGTTTGGCGTTTTATCTGGGACTGCAAAAGTACGGGTCACCCTTCCCCTTGTACTGGATGAGAACCGGATACTGATTGTTTTCAACAAAAGAAACCACGGTACCGTCGTCAAAAAGCAATGAAGGTACTTCACGGCCATCAATGAAATTTGTTTGCTCGTCAGAGCGGTATGCTCTTCCGCCCATGTCAACGTAGTCGATTACGCCAAAGTTGTTCCATATATCAACGTCACCCAACATCCCGCAATTTAGATTGGCAATCCCTTTTTCATCAGAGCTTTCGCCGGCACAACCAACCAGAATCGCCGAGACCATGAGAGCTGCAGCGAAAAACCTCATATTCACACCCTCCATGTTTTAACGGATCGTAACACAGAGGACTAGCACGGCAAGGTCACAAGGATGACAGCTGCATGAGAGATGTCAGATGTTGTCGATAGCGCTGTATCAGCGCGGCACCGAATTCCTCGCCATAGATCGCACCGTAGAATCGGCCGGGCCATGTCTCGTACGCATTCTGGCGAGATCCGATGATCAACGGGTAGCTATCGGCGGATGCTGGATAGTCAATCTCTCCGTCACTGAAAGCGCCGGTCCTGTCATCGAATCCGGTAGTCCATATGACGTTGCTATCCGGGTCAGCGCCCATGACACGCCGCGCCGGCACGCCATTGAGCTGATCATCAGAGCTCAACAGAGAGCTGTAGGAAAGCGAAACGTAATCATCGCTCGACTCATAAATGGATAGCGCAGCATCATCAAAACCACCGGATCGCGCCCGGAAAATCGCCCAGTGAGAGCCACCGCCAATGCTGTCGCTGGTCTCCATCCCTATACAAAACTGGGGCCTGCCCAGCTGCAGGTCTGTACCAGATCCCGCTTCTATGGACTGCCCGCTGAGCTCGAGGAATCCAGCGCCGTTACTATCGACCTGATATGTTGCTGTCCCGCCCCTCACAATGCCGTCCAGCCCATTTGGCCCGGCATCTCGTATTAGAGCGACGGGATCACCAGAACCTGTCACCGGTGTTGTACCAGCCTCGTCCTGATAGAGATATTGCGGCTCCACCCGGTACAGCAAACCTGACTGGCCGTTGAGGAAAAGCAGTTGCTCTAGAGCGGCATAAACCAGTTGATCGCCCAGATACGCCCTGCCGATCTTCTGGCTGCCGAGATTCAGCTGGTCGATCGTATTACCATCCAGAATCAGCATGATCACTCCGGGATGCAGTAGAGCACGCCACTGTCGGGTGATTCCAGCGCGTCATATTCTTCCTGAGTCAGGGAGCGAGCCTGCAGAGCGCTGTCTGCCCGATCGCCCTGCTCGGAGGTCGCGAACTCCGATGCGTCACTTCGGGCCGCGGATCCTGCGTCAGTGACAAGCAGGAAATCAGAAGCAGGATGCCCCTCAAGCGCCTGAGAATTGGCAACGGTAATGCTGGGCGGGTCTTCCTGAACATCGCCACCCGTAGACTCAAGCGCCGCAGGCAGTGTCATCGAAGAGCTTTCGTCTGCCGTGATGGTGCCGAGACGCGCAGCCTGGCTGCCCTTGCCCCAAGTTACCCGGTAGCTCCCCGGGCGTAGCTCAATGTCATAGCTGCCGTCCTGATCGGTCTTGACCTGATATTCGGACTTGACCAGAACGCCGCCCTGCGTCGTGGTCTCCGACACAAAATGAAGCGGCACGGCGGAAATCGGGCCGCCGGCATTGTAGAGCGTCCCCTGAAGGCGCATGTCACTCTCCGTTGCGGTATTCGTCATCCATCGCCATCACCACGCGAGCAAAGTCGGTGAATGGCAATGGCGGGGTAAAGTGCTGGGCATAGCTGCCGATCTGGTCCAGCGTCAGCGGCATTGGGTATGCCTTGTCGCCGACGATGAACTGCCGACCACGCTCAATCATGCGATAGGCGCCCAGCACCATGACGGTCAGGTCATCCAGCTCCGGCCTTGGGTTCTCGACCGTTATGAATCGGCTGATTGCCGTGTACGCTTCTTCTGCTGACCGCCCTTCTTCGCCGCCCCAGTGTTGCTCCCAGTGGATCTGGGCGACGGCTTTTTTTCAGTGCGCTCGGCAATCCCCTGAGCCTCATCACGCAGCTGAGCGGCTCGGGAGAGGACGAAGCCGAAAAACTCGGAGTTGTTGATCAGTAGCTGGTAGCCAAGATCGGCTGAATAGTCATAACTCTTGTCGTCGATATACAACTTCTGCTTGCTCGGCGTTCGCACGTCCAGCAGTACATAACGAGCCAATAGCTGGCATTGCGCGTCCATTTCGGTCTGATCGTCGTCCGAGACGTCCAGAACCCCGCCACCAAATCGCAGGTTGCCGTCGTTATCGGTCATCTGTTGGATCAGCTGTCGGCTGCGCTCCTCGTTGTAGACGCGGAAATGCGACAGACCGACTGCATATCGATGATTGTCCAGACGCCCGATCAGCGCCTCTGTGTCGTCGTCGTAGCGGAACCAGCGGGATTCGCCATCATGTGTATCGGTATTCAGTGTCAGTGCCATGCAGTCAACTCCGTGTGTCATTATGCCCAGCGCCTGAAAAGGCTGCCCGGCCGGCACTGGATAGCCGGACAGCAAAATATCAGCTCGACGAAGAGCCATCACCCGAGCCGCTGGTATCAGCTTGTGTGCGTGTGATGCGAATGAATGTGTCGGCAGTTGCATCACGCAGCGCGTTATAGTTCACGCTCGGGCGCAGGATGGCGTCTCGACCACCGGAAGGCATTTCGACCCCCAGTTTCACGCGCAGCAGTTCGAACAGGTACTGATTGCCGTTGCCATCACCCATATCGACACGAATGCCGAACTCCTCCTCGTTGATGGACTGCTCCAGCAGATTGAACGTGTCCTGAGTGAGCGCGAGCGAAATGCTGCCGGACCCCTGAGCGGTACCCTTGTCCTGATGAGCGACCAGATGGCCCACACAGGCGTCTTCCTGATAGTTGCGATTGATGGTTAGATCCATCGAGTTGACGCACACGTTGATCTGCGACTGCCCATCGATGACGATCTCATTGATGTCCTGTGCGCAGTTGATGACCTTGGTGCTGGTCTCGTCTGTGAAGCTGTCACCGCTGAAGTCGTAATTGGCGTTGTAGCCCTCGCCGACCACCGAGAACGATCCGGTCAGTGCAGATCCGGCGGAAATGCTCAGCTGCAGCTGGGAGACGTTGGCCTCGCTGATCAGATAGCCTACGCCATTGCTGCCGACGTCCATGTACGCCACCAGAAACTCCAGCGCCGGCGTATCCTGCCCAATCACGATAGAGCCGTCCGACTGCCATTCGGAACCCATGACATTACGGATGATCAGGTCGTATGTGCTGGCCGAAAACGCGATACTGGTGTCTCCGCCGACCGTGATCGATGTCAGCATCATCGAATTCTGCTGGCCGCTGGAATCGACCTCGTTCGGGTCTTCCATGTTGGTCGTGATGCCGGGTGCTCCATCGGTGCGTCGCAGGATCTGCCAAGGCTCGTCGGATCCTGCCTGCCGGACGCATACACGCTGCTGATTACCTGATGCCATGCTTCCCTCCTGAAGGCATTAAAAAACCGCCCTGAGGCGGCCATGTATTCAATATGCGGTTGATGTCAGGATTGCGCCCGGTAGCGCACCTGTAGATTGAGCTGATGCCAGCCATTGCTCTCGCCAACACGCTCGGTTTGATACTCCCACGTTTCCAGCTGGCCAAGCTGCTGGTGAGCCATGTGCTGGCCCATGACATCGGCAATTCGGTAGCCGTCGGTCGGCCCTGAGTCCAGCCGCGTAAAAATCTGGAATTCGACAATACCGGTACGCCGGTCAATGACGCGAGTGCCCGTTTCGAACGGATTGGTATCGCCGGGCAGGAATGTCATGCGCACCCAGTTGGTCGATTTCTGCTCGATCTGCTGTTGCAGGTCAGCCGGCGTACGCTGATTGTCATACAGTAGCGGAGTATCACCGGGCCACTGAGACGCCCTCACTTCCAGCGCTGACAGTATTTCGCCATCATTCATCAGCCTGCCTCGCGCAGATTGTTGAAGGCGCGACCGAACGGGCGTCGCGGTGCCATTTTGGTCGTGCCCCATTCGAGATATTTACCGTAGGGCGTGGTGTTCACTGCGTAGAACGTATCACCCGGCCTGAGCGCTGCAATGGCGATACGCGCATTGGCGAATGTGTCGTTCCGGCTGGCGTCATACAGCTCTGGATCGTATGAGTTATCGGGGCGGTTGACGCTGAAGTTCATGTTACCGACAAAGCGCCCGGTTCTGACCGGTGAGAAATAGACCAGATCACGCACCACCTGCTCGGCACGATCGCGAACCAGTACGCCCAGATCATCCTCGATGGTGTCCACGAACTGGCTTGGCAGCATCGTCCATCCGCCCTTGCTCATCCGTTTACCCTCAGCCTGATCATGTAAGTCACGCCGATCGTATTGGGCTCCACTTCAGTCACCCGGGCGGTCGTACCGTCGTCCAGCGTCAGCGTGTCATCCAACTGCGGCGCCTTCTCTACATCACTCGACAGCATGCCGATGCGAATATCAGCTGAATCCAGATCGAGCGTCTGGAGCTGGCTGAACGTGAACTGCGCCTGCCAGTAGTTGCCGGAATATGACGTAATGCTGTCAGGCTGCTGCCCCTCTCCCGGCACGTAACCACCCGATTCTCGCCGCTCTGCGGTGAACGGCTTATATGCCTCCCCCAGCCGGTCCGGGTCAGCAAATGCAGCACGCAGTCGCTGGTCAATACGATCAGATACAGCCATTTCGATACCCTACCGTGATGCCCATAGGCAGTTTGCGATACGGCTCGATCAGCGCCAGAGCGAACTGAACCCGCTGTGGCAGGGCTGCGTTATCGCCAAACGAATCAGCCGACGCTGCATATCTACGGTTCGATCGAACGCCATCGGCCTCGACCTCATCCTGCGTTACCTGACCCTGCTCATGCTGCTCATAGAGCACGCCCTCCTCAGCAGCAGCGGCCAGCTCAGCGGCGGCTGTTTTGATCTCATCCGGCACAGGCTCGGTGCTGTCGATGCGTTGCGCCGAAAGCCACGCATTAGCCATGGCGACATAACGCCCCTTCTGGCCGGTGTCAGCCCATCCATCGCCCAGGTATTCATCGACATCGGTGACGGTTACGTATTGCGCCATGGTTACCTCGAATAACTGAGGGGCCCTGCGGCCCCTCCGGTTTACTCCGAATTGCCGGAGTCACTGCTCTCGCCGCTTTCGCTCTGCGAGGACCGGCTCTGATTTTTGCCGGCTTGCTTGCCTGACTGCTTGCGACCATCAACCCTTTCCAGCACCTTGCGGTCGATCAGGCGCTTCAGGCCGGGCGTGTGGTCATCCACGTCTCCGGTCTTTCCGGGCGCTACAATGGTGCCCCCGGCACAGACAACGCCCAGCGAGTTATTGCGATATTTTGCCATGGTCAGACCCCGACTGCTTTGGTGATGGAGAGCGGACGGTACAGAGCTACGCCGCCGATCTTGGCGATGCAGTCGATGACCATCTCCAGGTTTCGTTTTTCGGCAGGCAGCTGCTCGAACGGGCGCGGAATCTCGATGCTCATGTTGTCCTGATCGCGCTCGTACATGATCGCCGTGGACTGGTTGCCGTTTTTCTCGCTCGGCTCCAGCTCACGCGATGCGATGAACGAGACGTTCGGATAGAGCGACTGAAACCGCGCCATGACGCTTTCCCAGTTACCCCCTTCGTTGATGTTTTTGCGCATCAGCGCAGAACGCCGAGTCGGGGCCATCGCGAATGTCGTCGGGATGTGGTTGTCGTAGGACTGGATCAGCACGGCATCGTACATCGACAGCAGATCGTCGAGGATCTCCTGCCCCGTGGTGGCGGAATCGGTCCAGTTACCGTTGACGGCGGTTTCGCCGATATTTGGGTGATTGGTGATGCCGTAGAAGCCGTGCGCCGAATCGCCGACCAGCGCCACACGGTTGATCAGCTGATCGATGGCGCGACGGGCGGCACGACCCTTGCGCTCCGGCAGGTTGGTGCCGAGAGCATTGGCAGTGCGCAGCTCGTCAAAGCTATAACCGTAGGCGTCGCCCAGCGATTTCAGCTTGAGCGTCTGCTCCTCACCCTGAACGTCAGCACGGGGAAGATCTTCGGCATAGTTCGAGATGAACTTGGCCATACCCACATAGCTGAATGTGCGATACGTGTAAGACTCAGCAGTCTCGGGCACCTCGGTCGATACCGGCACGAGCTGGAGCCCGGTCAGATTCGGCGTCAGCTGCTCGTAGACGCGATCCTTGACGTAATCCAGCTGACGGGCGAGGTAGATACCATCGTCCTGACGCAGCAGTCCAATGCGATCACCAGCCGATGCCAGCGTTTCCAGCTCGGCGGCGTCATAATTCATGTGTTCAGCCATTCTCTGTTTTTCCTCTTAGCTGGAAGTGCCGGAAGCGGGTTGTGCGATGGGGCTGTGCAGTTCGACACAGGCAATGACGTTGCCGTCAGTACGAGTGATTGCCTCACTCCGAAACGCTGCGTTCGGATACGCAGTGCCGGCGGCATCTCCCACGCGACCGGAGCCATTGAACTGCACGGGGCCGTCATTGGTGACAGATCCGCCATCGACAACAGCCATCCAGACCAGACCGCGCGTCATGGTCGATACATCGTCATACTGCGTGTACCTGCCCAGATAGTTGTGAGAGTGCAGAGACACGCCGGCAAGCTGTTCGCCGGCGCCAGGCACAACAGCGCCATCGGTGTTTTTGCCGATCACGACGCCAAACGGAACATCGCCAGCAGCGGGGAACGACTCGACCCGATCAAAACCGGCGTCCGCCTTCATGCCGGCGAATGCGACATCCTGCTCATAGATCATTGATTGTCTCCTTCGACAGTTTCGCCTTTCATGCGCGAGATCATGCGATCGCGGGCAGACGCCTTACTCCCGGCGCCATCCTGACGGCTTTGGGTGGGCGTGGCCTGACGACGCTGCTCAGCAGCATCATTGCGCGACTTCTCGGACTGCTCTTTCACGATGTCGAACATCGCGTCGATGTAGGCGTCTTCGCGCTGAGAGAGGTCGGAGTCGCCGTTGACCGACTTGATAACCGACTCCTTGAGAGCTCGATCAGTCGAATCTTCCTTCACCTCGACCTTGTGCTCCTTGGCGGCAGCCTCCAGCTCCAACCGAGCACGCGCGTCCTTCACCGCGTCCTGCTTGAGCTTTTCTGCGCTGTCTTCAGCCTCTTTCTTGGCTTTCTCGGCAGCATCTGCCCGAGCTTTCTCTTTCTCGGTTGCATCGCTGGCCTGCTGTGCATCCTCGCGCGCCTTTCGGTAGGCTTGTGCAACCTCGGGTGCGGCGTCGTATTCGATGCCGCTGTCGAGACGTACCTTTTCCATGACTGGATCATCCTCGTCATCGGTTAGTGTTGCGGCATCGCTGCCGTCTAGATTGAGCCGGGAATTGCCTGCCCGGCCGCTGGAGACAACCGCGAGATGATTAACGCGGATGTTGGTCTGGATGGCGTCGTACCGCTCGCCGTTGTACTCGCCGGGCTCTTCGATCAGATCAACGCTGTAGCCGACAGATAGCTCTTTCCAACCGTCCTGCCTGATCACCCTGGGGTCGTGAATAACGACATCGCTGACCACGTTGTCGCCGTCCTGCCGCCCCTCGGTCGTTACCGTGCCAATCTGGTGCGACCGCACATTGCCTGCATTGACCTTGCCCGGATGACCCTTGGTAATCGGCTTGTTGCGGTAGCTGGCGAGCGATTCGGAACTGAAGACATCGTCTGCCCGGCGGAGCTCTCGACGCTCCTGGCCATTGCCATCCCTGTAAACGAAAACGCCCGTGCGGGTTAGCACGGGCGAGTCTTCGAGATAGCCGTTCTCGTCGTATCGGGCGCTGATAGCCACCCGATCGTATCTGTTGACGCTCATGACAAATTGACTTCCTCCCGTGGCGGCATGACTGGCTGAGCCCAGCAGCGGCATCTTACTGGCTGACCCGGATGGCCGTCATAGGGCGGTTTGGACCACTTGAAAACCTCGCCCTCGCGGTTGACGTGAACCCGGCGCTCGCGATTATCGAGCACGCCGCGCCAGCGGTATTCCTTGATGCCAACCGACTCCTGACGATGCCGGGTTATCTGAGCGTTCAGCTTCCCGATCTGATCATCAGCTATCAGAGCCGCCCGATTGACAGGCTGATCATATGTGCTCTTGATTGTGCGCTGGACCTGACGACTGGTCTGACCTTCGTTGATGGCGCGAACTATGACGCCCTGCAGATCGTCGATATATCGCTCGGGGATGGACCGGATCAGCTTGAGATTTTCGCTTTCCCATGCCCTCAGCAGATCATCGAGCCATGGCTCGGACTTGCTGACTTCTTCACCGTATGCCTTGCGAATGATCTTCCTGAACTGACGGTTGTTGTGGCGGCTGACCTGCTCGCCATAGCCATTCACATCGACATCATCAGGCGATGACGGCCCGCGCATACCTGAGAATATGCTCAGAAAGCGATTACCCAGAACTGATCCCAGAGCGCTCCTGAGCGCCGAATTCAGCTTGTCGATCCATGTTCCAGACTGGCTGGATTCGGTGTCATCCAGTGCGTCAGGCCGGAATCGCTGTGCTTCGCTCACGATGCTGTCGATCTCGGGAATAACCAGCTCATTGCAGGCCCGCTGACAGCGACGGGCAAACCGCTTCAGGTCCTTTTCGTAACCCTGCTCAATGGCCTCGGGATGGGCCCATTTCGTGTTGACTTCGGGCATCAGTCACCATCCTCGGCTGGCGCCTCCAGTCCGTATTTGCCCTGACTGATCAGATATGACCGCATCTCCGACTCGGACACGACACCCAGCTCGACATCAGAGGCCCGTGCCTCGGCCTCAGACTTGTCAGCCTGTGCGTTCTTCTGTCGCGTGTCGGCCTGCTGATCCTCTGTGGGCGTCCAGAGCGGCGGCCATTCAATCTGCCAGTCATTTGGCGCATTGATACCACGCTGCCCAGTGATGGCCTTGATGATTCGATTGGATGCCGGGTTTGCCGATGTCCGCTGAATCCCCTCGCACAGATCGTAAAGCCCTTCGAGATCATTATCGCCGGTACTGTTCATGCCGGCAGCCGACCGACCGAACAGTGACGTGACAGGAATGCCCGACTCTGCTGAGACGGCGACCTGGTACTCTGCAATCAGGTCGCGAATACCGGATACCGTCTGATCGTATACCTGATAGTCATCCTGAGCATCGACTGCAACGCCGTTCATCAGCGAGCGGACCTCATCGACAAGATCAACACGCTGTCTGACGAGTTTTTCCTGTCCGTTCTGAATCATTTTCGACAGACCCTCCATCCTGTGGACGGCCTGCTGTTTGCGTTTGAGTACCTCGAGAGTGAGCATCAGGCTGCGCTCATAGCGCTCGATGGCCCGGTACGGCCCGGTTGCCGATGAGCGACCCGCCCAGGGCACGCGTTCACTGAACCGAAGACGTGCAGGGATCGGATCGCCATAAACCGGCAGCAGCCGGGATTCGTGAACATAGAACGACCAGACCAGAGCGCCGCCACCACGATTGATAGGCGTCACCTGATACATCTCCGGCTCGCTGTAATTCGGCGAGCTGGGGTCATCGTAATAACCGCCGGGGGCAACCGACAGCTGCGTCATCTCGATCACACGCAGCTCGGTGATCTGCCCGAATGACTCCGGCAACGGGTCAGCCAGGGTGCCGGTATCAGTCATCAGCAGGATTGCAGACCCACCGTCGAGCCGAGCCCAGCGAAGCGCGTCCGACATGTTGCTGATAAAATCAAGCCGCTCGAGCTCGCTGCCGATCACATTGTCATCATCACCAGCAACATTGATACCGCGGCTCATCGCCAGATCGGCCGGTATGTCGATCACGCGCGAATAGATACCGCCCCGCGCGTATTGCTCGGCATTGTCGCTCGGCACGCCACGCCTACCGCCCTGACGCTCACCCAGTAGTGCAGAGCGGTAGCCGTCCTGATTGTATGCCGACATATCCGCTCCTTATGTTGCCATTGCTGCAAAATGCGATTGATAATCATCGTTCTGAATCAAAGGTGCCAGAGCGTATCTGACAGCATCCCAGCGGTGATTATGAGCATCTTCCAGCTTCGGTAGAATGTCACCTGTACGCCGATCAACCTTGTATGAATAGAGGCGCGCCTCTTCCTGCATTGCCAAGCAGCGAGCATGAATAACGATCTCATCGTATGTTTTCAGGTGCTCAACACCATCCTCTATTGAACCTGACCATTTATCGACTGCTTCAACGCGATGCAAGCCATGACGAGCCAGGTAGCTGATTGACTCTGGACGAGCGGAGTCTGCACGGGTCACATAACGCTCTACTTTCGGGATCCTCTCCATCATGAATCGAGGCGTATCATCAAGCTCAAGACCGACGTCACCGGCGTCGTACTCGATCCATAATTTGCCGTCATGAATCCAGCATCGAACCAGTGCCGTGGGATCCATGCTGAAACCAAAGTCCAACCCTTGGTAAGGGCCATCCCAGTCATCGCCGGGTTCGAACTCATCTACACGCCAACGACCGGCAAACACCTGCGCATCAGATTTGGTATTAAAACCGCCAAGCCAAATATGCGCGAATTTTTCGTAATCGCGCTTGCGCTGCCATTCAGCTTGCTCTCTCAGGACATCTGGGCACCAGGGGTTGTCGGTATAATTGACATGCACCAACACGGCGCTCGGGTTGTCAGCGAAAAGCTGCTCGACGGCATCGTCCGGCTGATCCGGGTTCCAGCTAAACCAGATTTCCGAACCGTCTTTGCGGATCGTCGGTGTCAGCAGCTCGAGGCTGCGCGAGCTGATGCTTTGCGCTTCTTCAACCCATGCGCGATCGAAACCCTCGAGTGATTTGATCGAATCGGCCGTGTGATCCTGCATACCCTGGAATATGATCAGGCCTTGCCCGTCATTGCGGCGGATCTCAGTAAGCGTAACCTCAAAAAGGTGAGAGACACCCATGTCCTGAATTTTGGATTCAACAAGCTTTTTGGCCGAAAACTTCAGAGATTTCTGGATTTCACGAATGCAGACCGACTGCAGGTCAGCGTTGGCAACGTGCTCTTCTACGAGCATTTCGGCGAAAAAATGGGATTTGCCAGAACCCCTGCCGCCCTTTGCCCCTTTGTATCGACTTGGCTCGAGAAGCGGCAGAGACCACCTAGGAGTCGGCAGCTGCAGTTTCGTCATTCGGGTCAACCACTCTGCGCTCGATGACGGTTGGCGTCATGCTGCCATCAGTCGATTTATTATCGACTTCCGACTTGTCGTGCCAGTTGAATCGATTCGCGAAGTACAGTTTGACCAGAGGTGCGTTTACCTCCTTGCTGTACATCATCTGGCGAAGCTCACCCTCCCAGAACGCCTGACTGGCCTCCTGTCCACGCGTCAATGCGTCGGAAAACTCGGGGTGGCTATCTGCCCACGCATAGATTGTATCGCGGTGCACACCGATGGATACGGCGAACTGGGTGACGCTATCACCGCTCGCCAGAGACTCGTAAACCAGATCCGGCATCTGATCAGTGTACTTTGTTGGACGCCCGGAACGACGAGACTGCCGAGGCGTCAGCTCGACAGCCCCTTGATCGGCAGCCTTAGTCATATTGTGTTTCCGTTAGTCAGGTTTCGAGATAACCGTTTACTACGCCAATCTCTGATTCGCACTCAGGGCAAACAAGAGCAGCAATAAACGGCTTGTCAGTAACCATCGCCACAACCAGAGGCGATACGCCATCAGGTTGACATGGGCAGAGAACGAACTGGCTCTCCCCATCATTGCGACGGCTATGAATATCTACTACATCGCCCATGGTATCTCCTTGAATTGGATGCCGGTCTTTCCCGGCCGTCTAGCGAACACCTGAAAGTGTGCGTGCAGGGCAGAGGCATCGGTGTGTCACTTCCGCTGATCAGGCGGCATCGTAAGCATCGACAAGCGCCCTGTGCGCTCCGCCGGGCACTCCCAGCAGCAGGGCGCTTATCTGATGCCTATCTCCACAGCAGCCAAACGATCAGGCACACAACGCCAGCGGCCATCAGGTGAGAAACGCTGAGATCGTATTGCATTGCTCTCTCCTACGCTTGCGCGCTGGATGCGTCAGTAACCGTCATCCTCGTCGAACAGCCAGGCATCGCCCTCGCACAGATCCACGCCCCGGCTCATCATCCAGCCGTCGATCATCACGCCGATTGTTACCAGGCTGTCATCGCGATCATCGACCGTTAGTGCCGAGCAGGGATAGGGCGCTTCGAATCCGTCGAGAATGTGCATGGCGATACCTCAAAAATCCTGCCTGAATGCCCTGCTCTATTCAGCCATTGCCCTTCAGCGCTTTATAGATGCCCAGACGGGTGATGCCCCATGGCCACGCTGCAGCCCACTTGATCCGATTCTGCCACCCCATGCGATCCTGCCAGCCCAGCGATCGACCACGCAGATCCTTGCCCGAGAACGACAGAAGAAGGCCGGTCAGTGCATAGCTGACCAGCACGGCGTAGATATAGATGATCATGACAATCCTCTAGTCCTTGTCCGATTTGACATTCTGATAGATACCGGAGCGTGCGCTCTCTTTCGCCGCTTTGCCGTTCTGCCAGTTTGTCGCCGTCTTCTCTACGCTGCGCCCGGTCACATAACCGCCAACGCCCAGCGCCATGATGTCCCAGAGCCTTTCGGGCAGGTCCAGAGTGACTGCTGATCCGAACATCGCGTCAATGTAAGGCGCCAGAACATAGTTGTTTGCAATAATGATCATAATGATCAGCATCAGTAACGGCCGCCAGTTGCGCTGGAGCCATGAACCATTGGCCTCTGCCAAAATGACGCTGACCCGAGCCTGCAACGATTTGTTCTGCTGCTCGATGACCTCGGACTGGATGCGCTGCTTCAGCTTGTTGCGCTGATCCTTGTCTTCGACAGTCTGGTCGATGATGTCGAGCACCGGGCTCGCGACCGCGCTGATCGCCTTTCCGACCGTATCGCTGACAATGCCCATCATTCACCCTCGCACGGAATCTGCGATTGCCAAGTCGCGCCCTGATACGAGCTGATGACCTTCTGCTGCTCGCATACCCGGCGCTCGAGCTTCTGAGCCCGGCTTTTCCAGCCACCCCACTTCGCCTGCGCGTGCTCGGCTTTCTGTTTCCAGTGCTTGGCGCTACCGCTCTCGATGCCAGCCACTTCAGACTGATACTGCACCATGCCGAATAGCTGAGCGTTGGCTGCCATCAGGCTGACGTTTGATTCCCATGCCCGATTGGTCAGCTTTGTGCCGACAAGGTAGGACGCGGACGCAATGCCGAGGCAGACAGCCGCAATAACCATGTAAGCCTTGTTGGCCCGCCTGAGCCGTCGCACTTCCTGATTAAGTTGATCCCTGTCGGCCGACTCGATCATTTGTGACCTCCTCGGCCTGTGTACGCCTTAAACACGTTTTCAAGAAGCGGGCGCAGCATCCGCGCACCCAGAAAACCGGTGACGGCGCCGACAAACATGGCGGCGCTATCGCTCACGCCGACGTGAGCCAGAACCGGCTTTGATACAGAAACGATGATGCCGCAGATCAGTGACTCTGCCACGTCCTGTCCTGTGATCCGGGCCTTGTCCAGATAGGCGCGCAGCAGGGCCACGAACACGCAGAGTATACCCGCTGTCACCCAGGCCCAGTTCCCGTTCAACCACGCGACAAGCTGCCACGTTTCGGTGTCGTGCGGCTCGGGTGGCATAGGATTATCTCGTCCAAGCATGGTGGCGCCCCGCAGACGCTATTTCTTCACGACATTCGAATACCAATCATTCGTTTCGCCGTTGAGATGCCCGCCCGCTTCGAGGTAGGCGCTGATGAGATGATCGACGCTGTGCTCGTTCTGACCGTACCCGGCACCCGGCAAACTGGCCCACTCTTTCCGGCATTTCTCCAGCGCCAGCCGGATGTCGCCATAACGAATAGCTTCGGTCCCGCCACGGTAGTCGATCAGAAATAGTGCCGCTCTGTCCTGATTCCTCGGCGCGAACGAACTAAGCCCCTCGCTGTCCCGGGCCCAGTCCCACGTTTTCTTAAGAAATTGGTAGCGGCCGGCGGCGGACGACTTGATGCCCAGATTCGGCAGGTTGATCAAACGATCGGGGTGCTCGGTGTACCCGGTAAACGTACTTCCGCCCACCAGAATGTTGTAACCGGCATCAGAACTGCTGGTCAGCCCTTTACCCAACTCTGACACTGCGAGCATGTCGAGGAATGCGAGCAGGTTGACGCTGCCCGCTTCATCAATGCTGATGCGAGCCATACGCCCTCCCGAACGCAAAAAGCCCCGGCGGTTGCCGAGGCTTTGATGTTTTAACTTGTTGGCGCCGATGTCTCAGTTTTCTGCGCCATTCTAGAAATAACTCTAATATTTACTCGACATTTTTTCAAGCGGCAATATCAAAAAATTCCCGGTTTTTTCGATTTTCTTCCTTTATGATCTTGTAGACCGGATCCGTTGCCTGATATTCCGCCTCTTTCAAAGCCGATTTTGCAGCGACCCAGTAAGCCTCCCAGTCCCGCTTCCACTGATTGACCGGGATGTTCACACCATGAAACTCTGCGAGATAAAAGGCGATTCGTTCAGCGCCCCAGTCCGGCTTCACATCGTCAAGATCCGCCCGGCGCTCAATGATTGCAGCAAATGCCAGCCACTCAATTCGGTCGGTTTTTCTCTGTCTCAGATTCGACCAATTGGTAATAATCTGTTGCATCAACTCGACAACACGGGCATGCATCAGGTCAATCCAGCGATTGCTCTCCTCTGCCTCCGGTGCGCATAGCGTATACAGTGTCGCGGCTTGTTCCGGGCGCTCATCTTCCATTCTTCGGATATGACCAAACACACGCGAATACTGCTCATTGTGCGACGCGCCGGCACCACGTGAGCCTGATGTCTGGACTTTGCATCCAGCCTCTTCGAGGTCAGCCATGGATTGAGTGCGCACCCCAGAATCAAGAGCACGCATCACCGCCTCGATCGGATCATTGACTATCATGACTGCACCTCCGCCCGCTGATTTGCCGCCCGCTCAATCTCGCGCTTATCGTGCGATATTTTAACACAGTCGCCGCCATGCCAGAGCGTATAAAGCGACGTTTGATGATGATGCGTAAAGCTCAACTTAAAGCGACCGCACTCGCTTACAGCATGATAATCACTGAGTTTTTGCCATTTCATGCCGCCGCCTTGTCTTCTGTCACGACAACAATGAATCCCGTTTCCGACTCACGGTCAATAATGGGTGCATTGATCTGCATCGACAGCACTTTGTCAGACTCATCGCCAGTCAGCATGCCGGAGTGAATCAGACCGTCTTCGATCAGCTTGTATGCATGCGAGTAGTTGCTGACGTCTCTACGCCGAACGCCTTTCCCCAGGCACGGTGTAATCGAGATATGTACCGGATTGAAGAATGGCGTCAGCTCTCTCGGATCCTCACCAATGGCTTTAAGAACAGCATCATGCACCTGACGCGCTTCTTTCTGACGCTTGCCCCAGTGCGTGCCCGCATACGTGGCATTGGTCGATCTCGGCATAACCGGAACAAATACCTGTAGTGTTCTCATCATTTACCTCCCACAAGACCACGGCGCACCAACTGCTGCAGCGTCAGCACAATGGCCCGGTCCATCTCCGCTCTGCGCTGCTCGCGACTAAGATGTTTGCCGTTGCCCAGCTCGTAGTGACATTCAGGGCACAGAGCCGCTGTGAGCGCGTCGTCCTGTTTGCGGCCCATCGCCTTGCCTTCATCCCTGTGCGCCGCTTGTATGCCGTATGAGCCGCACAGAACGCATGATTCGATTTGATGCACGGCTGACAGCCATTTCCTGTCCCTGACAGGCTGAGATCGTTGCTCAAGCATTAGCAACCCCTGTCTTAAAAATGCTGGACCTGATTTTATCAAAAGCTCCTTTTAATAACTGAGATGAAGAGGAATAAGATTTCCCGTCAAGCCTTACAGCTCCGTCATTTTCAAGAAAAGAGTCGATAGATATTTTTTGGCCACTGGTTAACCCTGATTTTTCTACAATTTTTTTGACTGTAATTTCAGCATCGCAATACATTTCATAATCAAAACTATAACACGGGTTATATTCAATTTCTTCTATATTTTTCATCTCTGAGAATACTTTCTCGCTGTCTTTTGTTCTCCTTATACTCCAATCCCTACTTCTCATACCATCTCTAATTTCTCCAGCAATTCTTATATAAGCGTAATTCTTGAAGCTGGCACCACCAGATTCGTCATACTTTTTACACGCATCAAGTAAACCGATATAACCGTCCTGAACCATGTCCTCATGGATTCCCATTTTTTTGGATGTCGGGCATATACCATAAACAATCCCCTCAATCCTGCTTTTCCATTCAATAATGTCTATGTTATTCATAAAGGCTCCAGAGATCTGACTCTTCTCCTGCTTTCTGACAAAACCTGCCCTATATGGCTATCAGCGCCAAACTCCCAAATTGCCGAGGCAGTGATTTTGTAGTAATGGTCGTATTGGACTTTATCCACCGAATTATTAACGGCTATTCTTTCATGACATTTATTGCAGTAAGGAATTGAATATTGAGCTCCAACGTTTCCAGATACCCCAGCCAATCCGACGGCTTGACGAAGTTCAGACTCGGGCGCCCCACACATGATGCAAGGGAGGCTGCGAACCCACTTAAGATAATTTTCGTTGTGGTGCGGCTTCATTGCGCAACCTCGCGATATTCAGCTCACTGCTTCAGTGCCGGATCAGACCACTGCACTCCCTGTTCTCCGCCGAACGCATATAAACATTCGATCAGATCCGAGTGCTCGCGTTTGGTCATCTTTGATGTGCGACCGCCGACCATGACAAAACCGCCATCCATTCCGGGCACCGCCTTTTGATGCTTGAGCGATGCTGTTGTCAGGTCTTTCCACTCTTCCGGGCTGAGCTTGATGCCATGCCACACCACCTGCTCTGACAGATCGGTCAGCAACGCCCACATCAGGCGATTCATCTGGTTCGTGCGCTGGTCTTCATGCCTCCCCAGCGTCACTTTAACGGGGCCGCCTTCCAGCCCCCGGGAGATCATCTGATCGGCCCACTGAAGGGCCGATGCTGTTTGCGATGGTGACTCGATTACGCGGCTGATTGTTTTGCTCATGCCGCCACCGTTTGCTTTTTGCCAATCCCATAGTGGGCCAGCATGTCATCGTGTGACTCGACGATGTCTCTCGCAGCAGCGACGAACATAGCGCCCTCGTCGGTCACCTCCATCCTGTTACCATCTCGCCTGAACAGCACCAGCCCGGTCATCTCTGAAACGCGCTTGATAACAGCGCAAATGTTCGTGTGACTGATCCCGTGCATTTCAGCAGCACGGTGATAGTTGCGTGTATCAGCAAGAGCCACGACACAACGATAATGACGGATCGTCAGGTTCATGCTGCCACCCCGCTGCTGCGCTCTTTGCAGCGCCGCTTGTGTGCCAGAGTGGCCTTGGGCCATGACTGCCAGATCTCTGCCGACACGAATTTCTTCAGCGTCTCGACAGATACGCCCATTACTCCTGCCAGATCACGCCGTGCCAGTTGCCTGTCACGGTATTCGATAGCATGTTGATCGACGTTTTTGCCGGTTTCCCGCTCGAACCGCTCGATGCGCAGCCCGGAATTCCACAGCGGGTGCTTGAGCCCCATCTCGCTCGCTACCGCTTTCACACGCCATGGTGTGCGGTTGATTTTCTTGGCAATCTCGCGTGTCGGCATATACCCATAATGGGTTCTGATGTATGCCATCTCCGTGGTAGTCCACTCTCGCCCGTAACTCATGCCGACACCTCGCCATTCTCAATGCTGATCAAACGATATTCTGCCGGACGAACCCCTTTAATCTCCGGGCGATGGTCACGCCGATAGATCGTGCAACCTTTGGCTCGCAGATCGCGGATCCGCGCACTGATCGCCGCATGACTGTCGAGCTTATCGAAGCGCTCCAAGATGGCCTCAGCGATCTCGTGAAGCACTAACCACCTATCTGCGTCTCGCAGCACGATAAACGTGCGGCTCAGCTGGCTATTGGCGTTGTCGAGCCGGTGACGGCGTGTTGCTGTTGCTGTAGTCATGCTGAAAGCTCCGGCTCGACCAGTTCATAACGGATGCCGTCGAGGTCGTCATGCTCGACGATGTAGTAACCACGGTTTTCCAGAATGCAGATGGCGCCAAGCAGAGCCTGCAGGTCGTGCCGGCCGCCGCCGTTGCTCTCGACCTCATGCGCAATCTCTTCGATCGACGGATCAGCGATGCGGCGCAGCACATTGAGTACCGCGTCAGGCAATTTGAGATGGCGAATGTCGTGGACTGTCATGCGGCACCTCCGGCGAACATGTCGATCTGGCTCGTTTCGCGATTGAAACGAGCCTTGGCAGTGGCGAAATAGTCGGCATCAAGCTCAGTGCCAACGAAATCGCAGCCAAAGTAATGCGCTGCAATAGCGCTTGACGCGCTACCTAGGTGGGTATCGAGGATGCGTTGGCCGGGCTTGGAGTAATTGGCGAGCATCCATTCGTAGAGCTTTACGGGCTTCTGTGTTGGATGGATGCGCTTCTCGTTCAAGCGCTTATTGCCATGCGACCCTTGAATCATGCCGTTCCAACGGTACCGAAAAACACGAACCGCCTTATCAAAGGTGCTGCTGGCCAGTTCAGCGTCTGCAAACGAACTTGCCCCATTCTCTTTATCCCAGACAATCCATCCCGGCCCGCTTGCGTCGAAGCGATCGCAGAAATGGTTTGCGCCCCAAATAATTCGGTGGCGCGACACCCTCTTTAGCTCTGCGAAGTATTCGTTCGCTGGAACCTCCCAATGTTTCAACGCGCCATATTTCCCAGCAGGCACCAACGTGCTACTGAATTCTCCGTTTCGGTAGAAACCAGGCTTGTTGGGCCCCTCAAAGTAGGGAGGATCTACGATAGCTAGGTCGAAAGAGTCATCGGGTTGGCTCCGCATGTAATCCATGCAATCCATATTGAGCAGTTGAATCATGCGGCACCTCCAACGCTTTCCGGCTCACGCTTCGCCATGACATACCGCTGAGGGGCCGTGGCGTAGTCGCGGAACAAGCTGGTAGTAAGCCGGCATACTGCTGCCATATAGAATTGATCTCTGTCTGCATAACTTCGCTTGTTGGCATTCGGATCTGACAAACCCAGCTTTCCGGCTCTGGTAATGACAGCCGAATAGCTCTTTTTCGGCTCTGGCATGGACTGGCAAATCTCATGCGGGGAAAGACTTCCGTAGTGATCACGAAGAAACTGCTCTTGTTCTTCAGACCATGCAGGCTTTAATTTCATGACTCACCCCTTCCGATTCCCTTGCGCGCTGACTCCCAGTTGAAAACCATCATCTTGCTGCACTCGCGCAACCGGTCTACAACACGATCGCCCATCCACTTCCCGATCTCTTCGGGCTGAACGTTTGAAACCACGATGGTCGGCAGGCACTGCTCGTAGCGCTCGTTCATTACGTCGAACAAATAGTTCAGCTCAGCATCACTTCCGAAAGAAACGCCGATCTCGTCCAGTACCAGCAGGCTGGGCTTGGTAAATGCTGCGATGGCCTGAGACTCGGTTTCCTCTCGCGAGCTGTATGTATCCTTGATGCGTCGATACATGCGAGCAGCTGTTGTGTAGACGCCTCCAATGCCGTGCGATCGAATAATCTCGTTGAGCACAGCCACTGCCAGATGGGTTTTGCCGGTACCGGGATCGCCCAGCATGAGCATTCCTTCGCCCTGATTCAGGTTCTCAACGAACTCATCAGCGTAGGCCTGGCATTTTTGTTTATAGCGCTGCTGCTGATCGGTTTCTGCACGGTACGAATCAAACGTTTTGTCAGCAAAGCGTGGCGGTATGCAGGCATAGCCCAGCATGTCTTGCGTGCGCTTACGGTAATACGCTTCTTGCTCGGCCCTGAGTTGCTCACCCCTTTCACGCTCTGCCTTTTCCTCGGCGCATGAAGGGCAGCCTGACCAGAACTCACGATTTGAGAGAACGAAGTGAGTGGATTCGTACTGGCCATGAATTTCGCAGTTGACCATCTTCGACTCACTCGCACCCAGCATGCTCAGGATGTTTTCAGAACTCATAGGTGCCATCTCCTCGCTTGACCAGATTCGACGTGTCAGGTGACTGCAGATTTGAGTGCCGTCCCGGAGTTTGTCGCCCACTGGCAGGAGTCGTGGTGGCTACAGCCCACTCGGTTTCAAACTCGGCAGACGGGCCAAAGAATCGTTTGCCCTGCATGACAAATTCGGTGCCCCAGTTGCCTTTGGCGGATACATGGGCTGCGTAGCGCTTGAGCCCGGCAACCATGTCATCAGTGCTGAAACCTTCCGAGATTCGAGCGTTCCAGGCTTTGAACGCTTCGCGCTTGGGATTTGATCCAGAACGTTTTGGATATAGCGACCAGGCAGCTTCGAAATCTGCGGTGTATTCGGTCGAGGATCCGGAAGCCGTTTTCCCCTTCGATGCACCCACCCCCGAACGTAGTGAGGGGGTGTTGTCTTTCCTGTCTTTATTTGTGTCCCTATTTTGCGGACGTTTTTCGTCCCTAGTTTGGGGACTCTGACCCCAATTTGTATCGCGCGCCAAATTAGGGACGTTTTTGGATTTTTCGGTGCTGAAATCCCACTCCGAAACACGGGTGTTGATACCGATAGGAGATTGGCTACCGCCGTCTCGAAACAGCACCTTTTTCTTCAGCAGGCTGTTTACCGCTTCGCTGCATCGCTTGGCGGTCAGCCCGGTCATTTCTGCCAAAACGGACTGAGATAGGCGCGCAGAGGATCGTTGCCATCCGTATGTGGCCCTCTCTACTGCTCTGATAATTCGGCTCTCACGGCTGGTCAGAGGGGCCTTCATGAGGCCTTCGACAATATCGTTGGCTGTTCGCACGTAACCGTCCTCGAGTTGAGCACCAGACCCTCTGCCAGCACTCTGATCGGCCTCTTGATTTGGCTCATGCCCCGGGAGGTAGTGAACGTTCTCAGCGGTACTCATTGGTCACCCTCCAGCCCGATCAGGCCTAGCAGTTCGGTAAAATGGGCTCGGTAGTAATGCGGCTGCGTCTCTCGCGGCGACTGCGGGCTCACGACGTTTTTGCCGTAGTTTTGGCCGGCGTCGGTAAGGCACCAGAAATGCTTGAGAGCACCCTTGTTGCTCTTGCGGGTACGGCTCTCCAGGATCCCGGCATCGTGGAGAGCCTGGTTCACGGCTGCCGCTGAATGGCTCAGGCCGTGGTCGCGCAGCAGTTGGGTCAGGCTGGCGGTATCCATGGCGCCAACGTGGCCCGGGGCGCTGTCCTCGGTGTAGTCGGGCAGGAATGAGGTATCAGCGCCCACGGCCTGGCCAGCCTTGCGGAGCATGACGACCTTGCCAGAGTCGGATGTGCGCAGGAGATTGGCAGCGCATTCGACAAGAGCGATAGTGGCAGGGACGTTGGCAAGTTCGGCGACCGGCTTGGCTGCGCCAGTCTCGAGGTCGTGCCAGCGCCTGATGACGGCGGCCCGGCGCTTCACGTCGTAGCCGGTGACCAGTACCTCGGTGTGGTAGCGGTCGAGGAGAAAATACTGGGTATATCCTCGCGAATCCTTTTCTTCTGTAACTCCATGATTTTCCTGATGACGCAAAAACCCGCTGACTTTTTCCGGGGTATTCGACCAGTCATAGCTCGTGACTGAATCCTCATAATCAGTTCTAGCCAGAGCTGTAACCATGGCTCGAATGTCGCGAATCACATCGCCGTGACGCTTGCCGGTCAACTCCGCGATCTCGCGGCTCGACATGGTGGCTTGCTGGTTCTGCGTGATTGCGGTAGTATTCATCTCAGCTCCTACTGTTAGCTGTTTTGCGCCCCGGCTTGGCTCCCAACCTTCCGGGGCGTTCGCATGTGCGACCTATGCCGCACCTTCCTGCCTTATCTGCTTTCGCAATTCCGCCACCGGCATCCCTGCCAGTCGCGCAATAGCACGCTCATACCCTGCCGTCCGATTGCCGGGGTGCTTATAAGGAAGCGTCCCGTTGCGCTTCCAGATAGAGACCAGACCCTTTGATACCCCGCAGGCCTTGGCCACCTTCACTGTTCCGATTTCTTCGATGAGCTGTGCCAGCATTGCTAAACCTCGCATGTTATATGCGAAATTTAAATCATTGAGACTTATAACGCAACCCGTTTGCGAAATTGGTTGCAAAGTTTAATCTTTGGTTGTATTTTTCTCGCCAGCATTCACGGATGAGCGAGAAGACATGAGGCTTAGCGCTGAAAAGAAAAAGATTTTCGCAGAACGTTTGAGGCAAGCATGTATTGCCCGTTACGGGCGCGAACACGGGATCGCGTCATACTTGGCAAACGATCTGGAGGTGTCGCCGCAGACAGCAGCCAAATGGTTAAGAGGCGGTGTTACACCTTCGGCTGATCGCTGGGCGGATATTGCGTCCGCACTCAATGTAAACGCTGAATGGCTGATTGGCGCGAGTCATCATGCCCCCGTTTCGGTTTCCGATCGCTTTGATGATGAAGGCTTGGAAATTGCCAAGAAGGCGGCTCGCATAACGTTCCCGCTGGTCGTTAGGCTCAAGCCAGATGCGACTCGTGAAGAGGTCGAAGATCTGGTCGAGACTGCATATCAGCTTCTAAAAGGCGGTGAGAGCGAGAACACGGTTAGCGGAGAAATTGCTCACAAACTGATCTAGCACGCTTCCTTCACCCGACTGCTTGTCGGGGTTTTTATGCTCTTCGTGATGCTAAATTACGCAAAATTCGTTTAAGTTTAACCTGTTGGCATGGAGGACATTTTTCCATACGCTGTATATTCATACACCAAAACCAGAATCTCCCGGGGAATTATGGAACCTCATGACGATGAACTGGCGGAGGCCTTGTGCCAAGCATGGGATAACTTCAGGAGTAAAGGGGGTGGTGATGAATGGTAAGTGACTGATTTCAATCAATTCCAAGAGCCCGCCATCGAGCGGGCTTTTTTTAACCCAAAAAAGTTTAAACTTCGCCCTTGACGTGCGAACTACGCACGTTTAAATTACGAGACATCGGATGCAGCGAAACGCACCGATCGCTCTTTAACAACGAACACGGTGACCTGCACACCAAAAAAGCAGGCGGACGGCAGCCAGTGTTGTCGGACGAGCGCAGCCACCCTAGCGGGGACTGAATGATGGATTCGCGTCGTGTAGTGCGGGGCGAGCCGGGGAAAGCGACCCGGGGCTGTGAAATGAATACCCAAGCAAACCGTGGGGTGAATAACGGGTGCCACAACATAAAGCGGCGGCCGCAGCGCTATATCTGCGGTCCATCGGAGAGCCAGTTGATAGAACGCTAACAATGGTTCGGGCGGTGTTCTTCAGAACTTCATCGCGCAGCTGGCTCCCCGATGATTCGTCATCGCATCCCATGCCCGCCCCGTGCGGGCTTTTTTGTGGAGAGAGACATGATCAACGTAATTGCAGCAATCATCGTCGGCATGATCGAAGCAGCCACTGACGACAACATGTGAGGCAGCCATGGGCAAACTGACTGGCATTACCCTCGCATTGACATCAATCGCGACCATCGCGCTGTGCGGCTATGGCGTGTGGTTCGCTCTTGTAATGAATCTCTGAGGTGCATCATGAAGACAGCAATCGCAGCAGCAGTTATCGGTCTGGCCGCATGCGCACCGGCTCAGGCGCAGGAAGAGTCAAAAAAAGACAAGATCTGCAAAAAAATGTACGAGACAGCGGCTCAGGTCATGGAGGCGCGGCAAGCAGGCGTTCCTTTGCCGAATACTATCAGCGTCTTTGAAGAGAAGATGTATCGCGAAATGGTGCGCATCGCATACCGGGAGCCCAAGTTCAGTACACAGGAATACAAGCAACGCTCGATTGATCGTTACGCCAACCAGTGGGCTTCCTCATGCTACAAAAATCTGGAGGTGGGCAAATGATTATCACTCAGCACGAAAAAAGATCAGGCGCTATGTGCCTGGAGGCGGTCGATCGGTTTGGCAACACGCTGGCCCACATCAGTCTGAATGACATCGAGTACGAGCGATTCGTCGATTATGCCGCGGCAGTTGGTACTGAAACGGCGTTCTGGGATTTCAAGGCAGAAGAGCTGGAGGCGGCGTGATTGAGGCAATCCAGAGCATCCACCCGATCGGGTATATGGCAGCTTTCATCGGCTGCCTTTTTTGTGTCTGCGTCGCGTCATCTCTGATCAAGAGGCGTGATCCAATCAAGGATCTGCGCGAAACGTGTACATACCATGACCCTCAGCAGGCCAAACACATGCGCATCATTGGTAACCCGAACCTGACAATGGCAAGGGTGCCGCGATGCATATCGAGGGCATGACATGTCGATCACAGCATTTCTGAACCGCACACGGCGCGAGAAAGAGGCACACAAGAATCTGGTGGCGGCAGCCAAGGCATTTATCGAACAGCCCTGCGTGCAGCGTCTGGAATCGCTGCAAAAAGCGGTATGGTTAAGCGAGGAGAATATCAATGCGGGTGACACTGAAAAGCGCTGAGACGGCAAACGCTGCGGAACATCAGCAAGCATACGACGACGGTGTACGGCGCGACGAGATTCTCGACGACGAAATCCAGCGCATCACCGAGAGCCCTGACGAGGTTGTTGAGGCTCTGAAAGAGATAGACGACATCGACACGTACGAACGGGCATGCGTTGATCGCGATTACGCAGCATCAGAGTTTGAGCGAGCACAGGGCGCGGCGATCAAGTCGAGGATGGAATACGACGCCATCTGCGATCTGGCGAAGAAGAATCTGGGAGTGGTGTGATGAAAGTAAAGCTGAAAGTTACTGAGATTTTAAGTCACAGCTTGACAGTAGACATTGATTGCGATGAGTACGATCGCTTGTTGCAAGTTGATGAGTATGAGGCCGCAGAAATGATAGGTGACCGAATGGGGCAAGGAACCATCAAGGCTGGTCGATGGGAAGATCCTGAGATTGACGTGATCGACGAATGAAGAAGGCGGCCCGAAAGCCGCCTCCACTGATCGAAACCTTCCGAGTAACGAACAGCACAGGAATCATATCATGAAACGTACACTGCTAGCCATTGCGGTGGGCACCGCCGTTGCCGCATGCAATCCCGCCAATGCAACTGGCTCGTTTTATCACTCCATCGGCGTCGCTACTACAAGCGACGTGAAGCACAACTCTCAGCGCATCGACGCAGTATCAGCGCATGCTGACCGCAACACCGGCCTCGCCGAAGCCAATCAGCGCAACATCGCCGATCAAGACGCGTGGAATGACCGGCAGGAAGGCGTCATCCGTCAGAATCGCGGCCGCCTCGACGAGATGGATCAGCGCAATCAGCGGCAGGATGACAGCATCGACAACGCTCACGCTCGGATCGGCGGCGTTGAACAGGACAGCAAACAGCGTGACAGCGAACTGTCTGATCGAATCGACACAGTCGGCAGCACGGCATCATCGGCAGATCAGCGCAGCCAAGACAACGCCGGACGGCTGGACGATCACGACGAGCGCATCAGGAGTAATGAAAACGGCGTGGCAGACAACGCTGCGGTCAATCAGCAGCAATCTGAAACGCTCAGCAGTCACGATCAGCGGATCAGCGGCAACGCTCAGGGCGTGGCTGATAACGCCGAGACGAACCGTCAGCAGGCACAGACGCTCGATCAGCACGATCAGCGCATCGCGACGAACGCCGACATCAACAGCCGTCAGTCAGCGCAACTCAGCAATCACACATCAGCGATCAACGGCAACACAGCAGCGATTCAGCGCAACCGGGACGCTATCGATGATCTGCGCGGTGATGTTGATGACCTGAAAGCAGGTGTTGCGGCTGCAGTGGCAGCGGCCAGTCATGCGTGGCTGCTGGGCCCTGATGCTGGATTCCAGATGAGCTTGGCGGGTGGCGCATATCGTAGCGAATCGGCCGGATCCGTGGCCATCGGCGCGCCGGTCGGCAGCAGTGCATTCGTCAACGCGAACGTGTCGTTCGATAGTCGCGGCAACGAGACGTACGGCGCCGGCATGAATTTCCAGTTTTGAGGTGACGTGATGATCGAAAAATATCGAAGCCTGATGACACCTGAGCAACAAGCATGGGATGACTGGCGCCAAGAAGGCGCTTTTTTATCGCCCGATAATATACAGTCTGATGCCAAGCGCTATATGGCGGAGGCTGAAAGAATACAAGAGGAGTACGCACGATGAGTATCGCAACTCTTGTGCTGGGGCAATCAGGGACTGGCAAAACAGCCAGTCTTCGCAATCTTGAACCGAGCAAGACAGCGCTCATTAAAGCTGTCGAAAAGCCGCTGCCATTTCGATCAAAGGACTGGCAGCAGGTAACAACAGACCAATGGGGAAAAATGGTTAAGGCTGCTCAGACTGCAGCCCATCGAGGCCGCGAAGTAGTCGTGGTCGATGATTTCCAGTACGTTATGGCGAATGAGTTTATGCGCCGTAGCGAAGAAAAAGGTTTCGACAAATTCACTGAGATTGCCCGGCATGCATGGGAAGTCATCAATGCACTATCCAGCCTGCCTGAGCACGTTCGCGTCTATATCCTGAGCCATACTCAGGATGATGATTTTGGACGAACCAAGATAAAAACAATCGGAAAGATGCTGGATGAAAAAATAACTCTGGAGGGACTTTTTACGATTGTGCTTCGAACCCAAGTGAACGACGGGGTTTACCAGTTTCGGACGGTTAATAACGGATCAGATACCGTAAAATCCCCCATGGGCTTATTTGAATCCGACCTGATCGAAAACGACATCAATGCTGTTGATAGTCAGATAGTTGACTATTACGGGATCACCCAACCTGAACAACAGGAGCAGGTATCATGACGCAAGTATTTTCCTACGATGAAAACCAAGCCGCAGCCGCTGATGCAGGGGGCGGTGAGTACATCACCGAGTCGTGCGTCGTGCGCGGATTCGTTGAGCAAGCCAAATGGACAGAGGCAAATAGTGGGGCAAAAGGGCTGGAATTGTCTTTTGAGTCAGAGCATGGGCAAAAGGCCAACTACCTGACCATCTATTACCAGAAAAAAGATGGCTCCAAGAATGAAGTCGGCGTCAATCAAATCCAGAGCCTGATGGGCGTCACCGGAGTCCAGAGCCTGAGCCAGCAAGGCGGACAAAACGGGATGATTGCACCGGAGCTGACAAGGAAACCGGTACAGATCGCTCTTGAGCGAGAAAACTACACCAAGAGCAATGGTGGCGAAGGTTTCCGATTTCAGATCAAGTGTTTCATGTCGGCACGATCCGGAAAAACGATTGCAGAGCACTTGGAAGGCAAATCAGCGGACAGCGCAGCATACTGGGAGCAACGCTTCGCGGAAAATCCTGGCGGAAAACAGGCCAAGCAGCAGCAGAGTCAGCCATACAACTCTGCAAATGAGTACGCGAACAGCAACATCCCGCCTTCCAGCAACGACTTTGACGATGAAATACCTTTCTAGGACAAAGGATTATTTAAAAATTGGCCGCTAAATGGCGGCCCCTGAATTACCGGGGATGATATGGCTACACTCTATAACCTATCTCATGAATTCCAGCAACTGGCGAACATGGATGCCGCTGATGACGAGGCATTCCGCGAAGCGCTGGACGAAACGCTAACAGCTCAGGGCGAGATGCTCGATGAGAAGATCGAGGCCACGATTATTGTGGCCCGTCAGCTTGATGAAGATGCCGAGTATTGCAAGGCAGAGATTGATCGTCTCAGGAAGCGCGCCGAGTCATTCAGACGCAACGCTGATGCCTGCCGTGAACGCGTCAGAATGGCGATGGAGAGCACTGGGCGCGACAAGATCAAGCGCCGACTGTTCACCATCTCCCGAGTTGCGGGCAAGGATGTCGCCCGGCTGGATGACGAGCAACAGCTCCCTGCCGACTACGTGCGAGTGAAGGAGACACGATCACCCGACAAGGCGGCCATCCTGAAGGCGCTCAAGGCCGGGCAATCGGTGCCGGGTGCGTCCCTTGGCAAGGGTCAGGATTCACTCCGAATCAGCTGATTTCCTCGGCCTGCCCCGCCGTTTTGCCGGATGCAGGTCATCCGCTGACAGGCCGGCATCCGCCATGGCTTGCCGGATCTCATCCAGCTTGCGCTGTTTCTCCTGCTCGAGCGCGAGGCGGTCGCGCTCGGCCTCTTCCTTCTCCTCGATGATCTGCATCGACACCTCGCTCAGCTTGTAGAGCTGTTCGAGCGAGAGACGGCGAAGCTGGCCCTTGAGCACGTTCTTGTTTCCGGCAATCGACGATAGATCAGACATGTGGCTCTCCTGTTGTGGACGGGAGAGCGTATCAGCAATCGGACAGTGAGGGTATGCAAGATGGATCGACAAGAGGTTTTGACGAATCTGGCAATGAAGCAGCATGAATGGCCTGAGCACATGACATCCTTAAGGATGGCGGGTCTTGAATTTTGCGAAGAAGAATGGCTCGCCGAACGCGAGCGGCTGATCAACAAGCCGAGCTGGTGCGATGATGCGCCTGTCTGGGCTAAATGGCTAGCTCAAGACCATGAAGGCCGTTGGTGGTGGCTAGATGATCGACCTTTCATGATGACAACTGCATCCGAATGGCAGATAAATTCAGGAATAATCAAGTGCATTGCATCTTATGGAGCCACGCCGGCAGGCTATGAATGGCGCCATACACTGGAAAAGCGGCCTGATCAGTGCAATGAGTACGAAGATGATGCATTCGACCACGTGCAGCGGGACATTGATCGGCGAAATGCCGAGCGTGAGCGACTGATTGGCAAGCCGAGCTGGGATGATGCGCCGGACGATGCGCGGATACTGGTACAGCACGATGATGGCGGGTGGCTGTTCGGCACTTTCCTTTCAGCATACCCGCATCATGATAGCGGGGGCTGGATAGGTGAAGGGGCAGGCATGTGGTTGAGGGGGATGTGTCCTGGCTATGTACCCGCGGGGCATGACTGGACCCAAACGCTGGAGGTGCGGCCAGAACTGCGCAACGAAGACGAAGACGACGCGTTCGCTCACGTGCAGCGCGATATTGATCGGCGCAATGCCAAGCTTGCCAGCAAATACCATCGGGAGATCGCACCGGGTGTATACGTTGATGTTTATGACGTGCTGACGGCATGGCAGGTAACCAACCCGGCTCTGCAGCACCTGATCAAGAAAGCACTATGCCCCGGAGGTCGCGGCCACAAGACAAAGGCAGAAGATCTCAACGAGATCATCGCATCAGCGAAACGAGCAAAAGAAATTGAATCCTGATAGCCGCCATTGAGCGGCTTTGTTTTGGAGAACACCATGGCTGAAGCATACGCAATGAAAGACACGCAGCATGAACGGTTGCTGATGGACATGATCGAGCGGCTGGAAGATGACAAGCACCGGCTGCTGAACGAGCTGTATCCGAACGACATCGACATCACACTAGATGATGGCGCATACATGCCGGAAAAGGCGCACGCAACGGACGCTGGTTTCGATCTGCGGGCGATCAGCGGCGCGCACCTTTGGCCCGGGCGCAGCGCGCTGATCCATACGGGCGTGCACGTGGCCATCCCTGAAGGGTACTACGGTCGCGTCGCGCCTCGCTCAGGACTGGCAGTAAAGAACGGACTGGACGTGCTCGCTGGCGTCGTGGACTGTGGATATACCAACGAAATCGGTGTGGTTCTGATCAACCTCGGAAGCCAGCCCTATGACGTGAGCCCCGGAGACAAGATCGCTCAGTTGGTCGTTGAACGCATATTTACCGGCAAGCTAAGGCGGGTCGGTTCGCTGGATCAGACAGAGCGTGGCAATAATGGGTATGGGTCAACGGGGATGTGAAATGAAAACGATGGCCAAAATATTATGTATCCTCGGTTTGTTTTGGATTGTCTGTTATCTCTTGTCTCTGGCCACACACCTCAGCCTAATGGAGTGCGCTGTACTCGCCATGGCTGTCAACTGGGCGAGAGATTTTGTCGAGATAAAAGAACTTCAATACACCATGATTCGAGTTCTTAGGTATCTGAATAGGGGGATTCATGGCTGACGCAGCAGACGACGCAAACGAGCTGGCACAGCAGCACATTGACCAGCTACTGAACAATCGGCAGCGCGGGCCGAGGCTGAGGCCGTGCGGCGAATGTCATAACCCGCTGTGCGGAAACGAGCTGGATGATGACCGGGCGCTGTTTTGCGGCGCCGAGTGTTCAATGGAATGGGAAAAGCGAAATGGGTGACTGGATCAGCGTTGAAGATTTTCTTCCAAATGAAAGAGATCCGATTCTCATGGTGGCTATCAATGCTAAAGGAGGTAATTATACGACGGATATATACGCAGGTTGGTGGCGTGGCAGCGAGATAGAAAATAGTGGAGAGAATTGGGCTAGATGGCCACATGATTTTGAGCCGACGCACTGGCAACCCCTGCCACCACCACCGGCAAATGCATGACTGGCACACCGCCCTCACCTCTCTGCAACAATACGCCGATATTCAATCCCACGATCCGCACTGTCGGGTCGGATCCGCACTGATCTCACCCTGCGGTCTCATTGCTCACCGAGACGTCAATCAGTTTCCACGCGGCATCGCAAATGATGAACGCTGGCATGACGTTGATGCCAAGCTTGATCTGGTTATTCACGCTGAGCAAGCAGTGCTGCATGGCTATCTGCATGACGTGAGCGGCTGGACGATGCTGATCACGAAATGTCCGTGCCATCACTGCGCACAGGCGATGATCCAGAGAGGTATCAGCAGGGTGATATGCCCGCCCTACCGGGTGGGCAGCAAATGGGAGAGATCGCACAGGCTGGCGCAGGAGATGTTCAGAGAAGCAGGCGTTAACTACACGGAGTTGACACAATGACATGGATCATCGCAGCAATCGCATATTTTCTACTCTGCGCAATCGTCATGCGAATGCAGGTTGATGGCGGGCGGGCAGATGATCTGGAGGCTCGATATGCAGATGAGCAAATGGTACGCAGCGATGGTGGCGTTGGAATGGCGCTATCTGAAGCGGAGTATGTCGGAAGCAAGCGAGCTGCATAGAGCAAGGCAGCGTGTGGCTGAGCTGGAACGGGAGTTAAAGGAGATAAAGATGGGTAACACGAGGAACAAAAGCGATGATACATGAACCTATCAGCCTTGCTGCCTACGTATTGGCTAAGGCTTCAGGTGGAAACCCCGTTGTCTCCACAGTGACTGTTGGTATTTTCTACCTGATGTTTTCAATTCTGGAGGCCGGAGTAGAAAAGATGGCCTTTGGCAAAAGGTTTGAGCACTGGCTTGATCCAGTATTCGCTCTAGCGTTTATGTCGTTTGCGGCTTATGCGGTATGGAAGTGCGCAATCATTAACGTTCAGGCGTAAGGGAGATTAGAGATGAAAGATCAGGCGAAAAGTGATCTGGTGGCAGAGAATGAAAGGCTGAGGGCAGAGCGTGACGGCTGGATTGATTCAGCGCGCTACCACGCTAATGGGCAGGAGTTCTACCACGGCATTGTGCGAAAGATTGGCGCGCTTTTTGGAGAGGCGGCGCGCACCAGTGACGATGGCTCAGTGCAGGACGACATTCTGGCGCTTAGGCTCCCTGAGCTGGTGCAGGAATTGCAGATCGAGTGGGATACACTGGCAGCGCATGTGATACGCATGAGAAAAGTCTTTACCCAACTGCACCTGAAATCGCCGTCACCTGTAGAAGTGCTCCAAGCTTATTCATATGTGATGCGCGACACCCCGAGTGCCTCACTCGCAGCACGTGACAAGCGCATTGCTACGGCCGCTTTTAAAGCCGGGTTCGAAGTGAGTGGCGAAGGTTTCAACGGAGAATATCCGTCCGACGCAACGGAAACGTCCATATTTAAAGATGATCTGCAAGGGTACCTGAAAAGCATTGAGCGCGGGGAGGAATCATGAAGGAATGGAAGCAGCGCACAGGCTACTACAACGGCAAAACGCAAGCCGAGATTGATCAAGACGAGCGCATGACAGAGCTGGCGAGAGCGCAATACGTCGAGGCAACTCAGGCGATTGTGACGAAAGCGCGGCAGGATCGGATGCGGGCAACATACACGCGGTATGATGAGAATGGGGAGGTGATTGATGAGTGATCGAGCTGAGGGTTGGTATTACTGCCGTGACAGATACGGTGACAGACTGGTTCTTTTCTGGTCATCAGAAATGGGTTGGATTACAAGCCGTAATTACAGTCTGGATTGCGGATACTGCAAAAAGATCTCACGCGTAGAGCAGAGGATACCTGAGCCGGAAGAGGATTGGGTGACGGTGCCGAGGGTTCCGACAGATGAAATGAGGGCCGCTCAGCGCGCGTCAATCATGGATATCCAGGGTGGGTACGACTCGTATGCTGATCCGTGGGAAGCTATGATCGAAGCAGCGCCCAAGCCGTAGGAGGCGATATGAGCGATAGAGAGATGCTTGAATGTGCGGCGAAGGCTGCGGGTTTGAGATTCGCTGTTGAGCAGCGGCCGAACGGCGAATCAGTAACCCTCGTTATCGATGAGGAGAAATGCGGCAATGAGTGGAATCCGATCACGAACGACGGGGACGCGTTCCGGCTTATTGCAGAATTAGAGCTTAACGTCTTTCACGTATCTGGAAATGCATATGCAATGCCGTCAGATTCTGATGAACCGGAGTCGATATGCTCGTATCGGGATTCAGGCGGGAAAATTCAGGCACAACGCCGAGCTATTACGTTAGCCGCTGCCCGGATTGGAGGGTATGAAGGGTGAGCGAGGCGAGAAATCGGAGGCAATATGGCAACAGTGACGTTTGTACCGCAGTGCGTAGCTGAAAAGATATGCGGTGAGTTCGGCTTTACCATCAGCATCATGCCGCCCGGGGAGCTGGCCAACATCAACGGTGACTACGGACGCCTGCACTTCGACGACACAGAAACGCCCTGCCCCGGCCTCGTCATGTTCGATACCACCATGGCGAGCAAGGCTATCGGATGGGCAGAGATCAACGTCGACGATGGCGGGTCGCTTCTCGTTCATTGCGAAGCCGGCATATCCAGATCGGCCGCCGTAGCCCAGTGGCTGGCCGACAATATGGGATATGAGTTGGTCATGCACCCTGACGGAATTGGCACAACTCAATTCTACAACAGGCACGTATACCGAACGCTGGATGCTGCGAACGGCAACAATATGGCGGCATGGTATGCGGAGCAGGAGATGAAATACAGGATGATGACATGACATGGCCTGAATGGATCGCCATACCGCTGCTGGCACTCGTTTTGGCAGCAGGTATCTGGAGACGCCGAGCCACTGCTCGGCTTTTTTATGCGCAGGAGGAAGTGATGAGAGAAATGGTTGAAGTGGATGTGTGTGATCTTGAAGGATCGGCGCTTGATTACGCAGTGGCTAGGGCAGTCGGTCATGATGTGACATTCGGGCAATGGGGGCCAATTCACTATGGCGCGATAGTTACTCAACCAGTAGATATAGCGCCTGAACAGACAGTTCCTTTTAGGCCATCAACTGACTGGTCGCAGGGCGGCCCGCTGATTGAAGAGTGCATCACAAGTGCAGAAAAATATTCAGGCGAAGAGCCGTGGTATACATGGCCCATGCCTGTCGGGATCGGGTCGTGCTGCGGCAGAACGCTGCTTATTGCCTCCATGCGGGCAATCGTGATGTCAGAGATTGGTGACCCGGTTCAGGTGCCGAAGGAACTGATGGGATGAGGGATGACTACACATGATGATCAAGCCAAGAATGCGAAGGCAGCGGTCAGGAATGTGGAAGTGCTGGGCGATAGCGAGCGACGGTAGAGTCATAGCCGGATATTCGATTATGCCGAATGCAGCTTACCAAAGTTTCTGTCGCAGATTTTATGACTATGCGCTGGCAAATAAACCGATGACAAAATGGGAGCGGATGTTATGGCGAGGGATGGAAATCCTAAAAAAGAAAGGTTGGTAAACTTAAAATCAAGAGGCAGCTTATATCCGAAATGGCGATCCGAGCTTGGCGCTGACTACTCGGGGGCAGTGGAGATCATCCTTAATGGATGGAAGCAAGATATTTTGCGGGATATGTGCGTCGATCATATGGGCCTACATGATCAGGGCTGCCTTCAATGTGATTCGACATAACGACATCTGTGGAAAGAGAAAGCAATGACAATCGACAGCGACCTTCAGTCCATCAAAGACATCGGATTTACGCACACCATTGACCGCATAGAGCGTCACTTCAAGGCCGAAGCGGCGCGAGAACTGGCAATGAAGCGTCCGCCTGACAGCGTGCAGCGGGCATGGTTGCTGGAAGAGGCGCAGAAATATCGGGAGGGGTGATGGACAAGCAATTCTACACCTATGCCGAGGCAGCCCCGCTCCTCGGCTTTTCTTCGCATCGGACCATCAGGCGACTCGTTGAGTCGGGGAAGCTGGCAGCATCCTACCCGCTGCCCCGATCGCCTCGAATTCATGCTGAAGAGATCACGCGCTTTGCTCGCGAGCACTCTGCTGTGCATACTCAGTGCGGCGCGGAGCCAAGCGTGTCTGGCAGGAGAAGGACATGCCGCGAAAACAGAAAGACGGGCTCTACCAGCGGTCAGGCTCGCCGTACTGGTGGGCCAGCTGGATCGGAGCAGACGGAGAGCGTCATCGACAGTCTACTAAAATCCGGGTAGATCGCGCTGGTGCTCAGCAAGAGGCCGATGCGCTTCTGAGCAAATGGAAGTACGAAGCGCATCAGCAGCGTGTGTGGGGCAAGCCCCAGGAGAAGCAAAAGCACGCATTGAAAGACGTTCTCGATGCTTACATGGCTGCCAAGGGCTATGTGCAGTCATTTGGGCGCAGTCGTGCTGCATACATCGTCAGGCATGTCATGGAGGCGTTCGACGGCCGGATGATCGAGGACATCCATCCATCGGAAATACGGGCGTATCGCCGCCGGCGCAGGGAGAGCGTCGGGGCCAGCACCGTGAACAAGGAGACCGGACTGATCAGCGCTGCGTGCAACTACTGTCGCAACGAACTGGACTGGGATATTCCCAACCCGGCTCACCGGCAGAAAGAGCAGGAGCCGCGGGGGCGGACCCGATGGGCGGAGCGCAGCCAGATCGAGCGCCTGATAGCCGTGGCTGACCGGAACAAACGGGCGCCATGGATCGGAGATCACATCCGCTTGTCGGTGTTTACAGGTCTCAGGGCGGGAGACGTGAGCGCTCTGACATGGGATCGGGTGGATATGCAGAGATGTCTACTGCGAATCCCGAGTCGTCAGAATCGCAAGATGAAGGAAGACCGGATCGTGCCGCTCAACGATGAGGCCATGAAAGCCATCAGGGGCAGAAAGGCGTTCAGGGACAGGAATTGCCCGGAATCGCCCTGGGTGTTCTGCAACTGGAAGGGAGAGCGCATAAAAGATATGAAGCGCGCATTCAATACAGCAATACGCGAGGCGGGCATCGAAGATTTTAGACGTCACGATGCCCGCCACACGTTTGCCAGCTACCTGCTGAATGCCGATGTGCCGATGGAAGTCCTGAGCAAGGCAATGGGGCACTCTGACATTAACACAACCCAGCGCTATGCTCATTTGAGACCCACAGCTGTGCAGGAGGCCGTCAACCGGCTATCTGCACAAAATAGTCACACTGGAGAGAGCAACCATGATTGA